GGAGAGAAATTTATGTTAAACCTTTAATGAATAATTTGCAGGAGATAGAACCATTAGAGTCGCTAGATCCTGTTAATCAAATAATAAATTTATTGTATGACTTTACAGTCAACAGACCACAAGCAAGAACAAAAGAAGACATACTTAGAAAGATGTCATGGACTAACGAGGGCTATACATATTTTAGATTAGATGACTTTTACATGTTTTGTAAAAAGAACAGTTGGGAAATAGACAAAACAAAAACGGCAAACTTAATTAAAACGTTGAAAGATATTTTTGTATCTGAAGAGAGGCCTACCATAAAAAACCAACAACCAAGACTTATAAAAATAAAAGCAATGAAAAAAGAAAAACCTACAATTAGTAGAGCAACGTACGAGGAGGCACCATTCTAATGTCTCAAGGAAACTTTACAAGAAATAGAGGACCAAAAACAACCGAGGGTCGTTTAAGATCGTTGGCTAATTTAACTAACGTTGGCAAAAAATTAAAAAATAATAAATATTATTTAAACCATGTAAAACGCTCAGGGATGAAATATGTATCCAAAAAAGATTTAAGATGGTTGGCACCTGTTAAACACAAAGAGTTATATGTTTATTTAGCTGAGGAGAATAGATCTGATGTTGTGACTCCTTATTATAAGATAGGATGCACTGTAAACCTTAAACAAAGAAAACTAAACAACGGATCAGACTCTCCCTTTCCTTTGTTTTACTCTGCTATTTTTTGGTATGAAACTAATACGTATAATTTAGAAAAATTTTTACATCGCAGGCTGCATGGGTTTCGTACTTTTAAAGAATTAAATGGTGGAACAGAATGGTTTGATTTTGGCTTTGATAGAAAGAGTGTGAGAAAAAATTTTAGAAAATGTTGTATGCAGTTTTGTAAAGAGAGAAACTTAAAGTGGGAAATATTTAAATGAAAACAATAATACTAGGACCACCAGGCACAGGCAAGACGACAACATTATTAAATTTAGTGGATGACTTTTTGCGAGCAGGCACAGACATAAAAAAGATAGGATACTTTTCTTTTACAAAGAAAGCTGCATACGAAGCCATCACCAGGGCTGAAGAAAAATTTCAAATAGATAGAGACGACATACCACATTTTAGAACGCTACACTCTTTTGCTTTTAGATTACTAGGAGCAAAAAAAGAAAGTGTCATGGGCCACGCAGACTACAGAGACTTTGGTCTGAAGTGTGGCATACCTATCAAGAGCGCGTGGTATGATGACAATGACGGTGTGTTCAACTCTGACAACGAATATTTAAGGATAATAAACAAAGCCAAAGTTATGGAAAGAAATGTTCTCGATGAATACGATAAAAACCAACATGGTCTGGACATAGAGCGAGATCTATTATATCTTTTAGATCAAGAACTTAGCAGATATAAACAGGAGAAAGGTTTAATAGATTACAATGACATGGTTGAACAATTTATCAGACAAGATGTTTCGCCAACTTTTGACGTATTATTTATTGACGAAGCACAGGACCTCTCACCTTTGCAATGGCGAATGGTCCGGACTCTTTGGAAGAAAGCAAACAAGACCTACATTGCAGGGGACGATGATCAGGCTATATTTAGATGGGCTGGTGCTGATGTTGATACTTTTATCGCTCTTAAGGAAGAAGTAGATTACGTAGATACACTTAGTCAATCTTATCGAATACCTGGTGGACCAATACACGAGATGTCACAAAAAATAATTAGAAATGTTTCTAACAGGTACGACAAAGACTACATGCCTAGACAAGAGGTCGGTGATCTTACAAGATACTCTGACGTCACACAGGTAGACATGTCACACGGAGAGTGGTTGGTATTGACAACAGCAAATCATTTTTTAGATGACATCAAGGAGTTTTGTGAGCTACAGGGTTGGTACTACTCACACAAAAGAAGAAACTCTGTAAAGTTAGATTTACTTCTTGCAATACAAACATGGGAGAAGTGGAGAAAAATAGAGCACGACTTATCACCAGTATCAATTAGAAAAATTTATTCTTATCTTGGTGACAACGTAACCAAAGGTTATCGCACCGGCAAAACGATGAGTGATGAGGAGACTTATTACATTGAAGAGTGCACCGCGGATCATGGATTACAAACCACAGATGTTTGGTACAAAGCTTTTGCAGGGCTAGATCCCATGACAGAAAATTACATTAGAAATATGCTGGCCAACAGAGAAAAGATTACACAGACACCACGCATAACACTATCAACCATACACGGAGCAAAAGGAGG